GTTTGAGGTCTTGACGGTGAGATCGCCGATTTTCGCATTGGTGATAGCCCCATCCTGAATCTGAGCGCTGGAGATCGAGACATTCTGGATCTGCGCCCATTGGATCGTGGCGTTTACGATATCGGCCCACTCAACCTTGACGCCCTGCAGCTTCAGCACGCCAGCCTGAAACACCAGCGGCAGGTACGATGTCCCGATATCATCCGGATTGAGGACGCTGAACTGGCCGGCCAGGACTGAGAACCGGGACTTCTGCACCCCGCCCACGGTGTAGATTTCGAGGAACATGCCGCTCTCGACATAGGCATTCGCGGTCGATGTGCGGAGCGCGATCGAGAAGCGAGCGTTGACGCCAGTCTGATCTGCCGCGACAGAGAACTTGACGAGACCCTGCGCCGAGAGATCTCCGACCGTCGCCGAAAGCGAGGTTGCCTGCGCTGCGGCGGCATTGGCAACGCCGGAGACGGCCGCGATCTGACTATCCGCCTGCGCCTTATTGGCAGCGACCGTCGCCGTCAGAGTAGTGGTCTGGCTGACAGCCGCATTGGCAGCATCAGCGACCACCTGAATATTCTCGGTAAATGTCGCATTGCTCTGGCCGACAGAAGCCACCAGGCTCCGATGGGCGCTATCCAGCACCGCATCCGACAGCTGCGTGTTGATCATCAGCTGCTCGACCAGCGGGCGCACGTCCAGAAGCTCCTGCTGCAAGCCCTTGAAGCGATCGAGTATGTCGTTCTTCACATGCTGCAGATCAACGATCAGATCCGTGATGACGACATTGGGCGTCGTGATCGGCAACCAGGCAGACCAATCTGTTGCGCGGGTTCCGGACGGAATGAACCGGCCCCGCGCCTCATAGTCCGTGCTGCCCTTAAAGTTGGCGTTCAAGATCCAGCTATACGGCGTTTCGTAGCGGGTGGAGTCGCTGTCGAAGACGATCTCTCCGGTCGCTGCCAGGCGAACCTGCACCCACACACGGACGACGTCATCCTGATCGGGCGCGCAGCTGATCTTGATCGACGGCCGCCATGGCACGCCCGCGCTATCGTTGATTGTCGCCGGCTCGACCGTCCAGCCGTACATGGGTTGAGGCGGCGGAATGATCGGGCCGACCCAGCCCGTCGCGGTGGGGAGCTGCTGGCTCGGGTTCCAGTCGTAATCCGATGGATCAACTTCCTTGATCGTGACCAGCACGAGGAAGTTCGGTTGCGGGACGGCTTTGACGACAAGAAATTTCTTGTTTGTGTAGCCATTGCGTGCCGAAGACCAGGAAACGCAGTCATTCGGTTCCAGCGGATAGGCGTCCGGCGGCAGATAGATCTGGTGCACGCGGAAGCGGCGATAATCCAGGATCATTGCCTGGCCGACACGCTGCACCTGATTGGGATAAGGTGCAGCCGGCAGCTCTACCTGCACCGGCAGGCGCCGGGCGCCATCGGCGGTTTCCAGATTCGGATAGTAGCGGCCAGGTGCATCCTTCGTCGCCCACTTTTCCGCAGGCTCCGGATAGGTCGCCTCTATCGCATTATAGGTATCGCCGAGCTGCGGGAACGGCTGAAAATCCTGCTCTTTGGTGACGATGACATCGCCATCCGAGAAGGAATAGACCGCCGCGCCCGGAACGCCGACGAGGATCTTGAAGATGCCGCCGACCTCGGCCATGCGCGCATTGGAGGCCTTCAGGATCTCGTTGACGATATCCAGCGCCTGATGATCGCATGTGACCTCATAGCCGGTCCTGTAAGCCGGCTCCGTGCCGCCGCCGCTCAGCGAGACGGCGATATCGCAGGCATTGGCCCCGGCGATCCAGCTCGACGATGGCATGCAGAAGGCGGCGAGGTTCTGGCCGCCAAAGAGCCAGTCGGTGCCGTAGTACACCCCGCGCACGAGGTTGTAGATCTGCACGACGGGATTCAGCGACGGTTCCCATGTGGACTTGTCCGTCCAGCGATGCGTGCCGGAGCCGCCGTTCGTGCTATCCTTGCGGATGTCATAGAGCTTGATCGAGCCGACCTCGAAGAGCCAGCTCGGCAGGCCGGAGAAGAGATCGGTATTGTAGCGCGCGGTCACCACGACATAGGGACAGCCGTAACCGATCATAGTCGGCTTAAATGGACGATCGGCATTCGCGCCGAACTTGGCGCGAACGAATGGATCGGCCACGGTCTGCGTGCCATCGACGAACTTGATCCAGAGATAATCCTTGCCGTTGACGCGATATTCCGAAACCGGATAGCCGCGACCATCAGAGGCCGGCTCAGCCCACAGGATGGTGCAATGACGATCATCGGCCCAAAAGCCGTTAAGGCCGGACGCGGGCAGGTTTCCCACTTCGATGACATCGGTCACATAGGCATTCGGCGTCTTGCCGTCGTCGCCCCATGTGCCGATATATTTGCGCCGGCCGGCCGTGGCGTAATTGCCCATGGTGAAGGACATGGGCTGATCGTCGCCCATGCTGATCTGCAGCTTGACGCCGGTCTGCGCCTGCGTGTTCGTCTTCTTCTGCAGCGCCTTGGCGATCAGCGAGACGCCGAAATTGAGGGCGACAGAAACGAGCAGCTTGCCGATGACGCTGCCCAGAGCGAATTTGGCGATCGCGCCAATGGCGGCAGTGATCGGATCGGCCAGCGCCGGGTCCGCCATCAGCCATATGCTGATCGCGTTCAGGAATATGGAGAGGAGCTTCATTTGTCAGCCGACCCGAAAGGCCCTGGTGGCGTCGAGCAGGTCGACGGTTCCCATACCATCCTCACGCAGCACGAAGATGCGCTCACCATTGACGACGCCGAGCGCATAGCCGAAGGGCGTGTCAACCTCGATCGCGGCGACATCACCGATGCGCGCCTCACTGGGATGGATCTCCGGCAGCATGGCGGCGACCATATCGCCGAGATTGTCGAAACCGGCTTCGTGCATGCGGGCAACGCCTTCGGCCGGACTGGCATAGGTGCCGCGCCATTGCGCCGCGCAATCGACGCCGGTAATCGCCAGTACCAGATTTCCAGCAAGGCCGGGGCCGCAATCATGCGAACCCCAAGCGAATGGCGTATGCTTCAAGCGATCGACCTCGGCGGCAAAGCGCGCGCGCCAGTCATGCAGACGAACAAGCTCGCTCATCCCTTTTGCCCCCAAGGTATGGTCCAAGTTGCTATGGTGCTGGAATAGAGGCCCCATTCATCGCCGTTGCGGCGCTTCTGACCCTCATAGCTGCTCTTCACCGGGTTCGACCGTTCCAGCATGGAAATGGCCGCCGACACGCAGCTGATGGTGATATCGCCATCCTGCCCAACCGAGGGCGTGCGGATCGGTGCATCGTTGACCAGGCCGAGGAAGGCAATCTCCGGAGCGGAAACCGGCTGACGCGACACGGTGTCAAAGGCCATGTCATGGATCTCCACCGGCGCGAGGCGCAGATCGTAGCCACGAACAAGCTGCTGTGCCGCCGTTGCAATCTGGCTGATCTTGACGCTTACCGTCTGAATGGTCAGATCCGAGGTGCGGGGGATCTCGCCGATGGCGACATTACTCGACCCGTAATAGGTGCGCGCCTCCGGCAGGCCAGTGACGCCGGAGATGACGGAAATATTGATATCCTCGTCGCCGTTCCAGAGGCCGAGTGTGACGGGCGCACCGGTATCGAGCGCCTTCGCCGTGAACCATGCGAAGCGTCTCGGCACGATGGCGCCATCGCGCGCGCCGGACAGCGCCGCGAGAAATGCGGATGATGTATTCTTCATCTTATTTCTTCTGGATGACCTTGAATGTCAGGCCCGAGGTGACGCCGCCGCCATTGCTACCGCCAGCCGTTCCGGGATTGGCGCTGCCGGGTACGATGATGCATTTGCAGGCAGGCTTGATCAGCGTGACAGCGAGATCGGCGACGATGCCCGTGGGAATGAACGGAAAGACGCTGAAGACGGACGTCACGCCGCTGCCGTTCGCCGCGACCGTTTCCGACACTTCCAGAAAGGCGTAGCGCGTCGGATTGGAGCCGTAGGCGATCTGCATCTTGTCGCCGACCGTCAGGACATAATTCGCCGGCAGGCCCTTGAGGGCCAGTCCATCGAAGTTGCCGCTGACCGAGGAAACCTTGACGGCAGAAGCGCCAAGCTTCACCCCGCCGATATCGGCCTGCGGATATTGCGATAGCGGGTCATAGAGGAACAAGGCTTCCTGCGCACCATGCAGCTTGCGGATACGAGCCGCGATCTGCTTTGCCGCCTGGTTCAACATCGGCACGAGGCTAACCGTGCCGATCCACAATGGAGGCGCCAGTTCGGCCTGCCAGATACGGCCGTCGCCGGAGCCGGAAAGTTCGTCATTGCGCTGAACGTCCCAGACGACACTGGAAATCTTCAGCAGATCCGCGAAGGCAGAGAGCGAATACGGATAGATGACGGTCATCGCTGCCTCGGATGCTGATTAACGTACGCGATGCGATCCGGGATCTGCTCGTCATATTGTCGGATATGGTTTGTGCTGACCTCGCTCGAAACATTCTCCACAAACGACCGCAAGTTACCGCTCTCGTCGACGGTGGTGCGAACGTCGAAGGTTGAATGAACGCGGATATCCTGGTTGCCGGAGGCGCGATTATCGTTGCCAGCCGGCGCACTGACGCCGAGGCGGCCGGAGGCATCTCGACGCAGCGGCATGATGGCCTCCGGACCAGCCTCGCCCATCAGGCCGGTGCCATTGGCGAATGGAAACAGCGTCGGTCGGCTGACGATGCTGTTGCTGAAGACGCCACCATTGGCAAAAAGGCCAAGGCTCGGCGTCGGCGCCGGGGGAAAGGCGCCCGACGAACTGCCGATACCAAGCAGACTGCCGAGGCCACTGAGAATGCCGCCGCCCGAAGAGGATGCTGCGCTGTTGACCCGGAACAGGCTGTTCAACACGTCGTTGAGCAGCATATCGGAGATCCTCGAAAGAACGTTCGTGGCTGCATCGCCGAAGGACTTCCACAATCCCTCGCCATTGCGAAGGCCGTTCGCCATCGTCGTTGCGAAATCGCCTGCCAGATCGCGCGAGATCTTCAGCTGCTCATTGTAGCGGATCTGTTGCGCCTCACGCGAGTTCAGATCCTCCGGCAGACCATATTGCTGCAGAGTCGACGCTACGGTCTGATCAATCGAGGAGCGCCCCATCTGCCTTTGCTGAAAGGCCAGATCGGATTGTAGTTTAGCCGTGGCAGCTGCAGTCGCAGCCTGCCTATAGGCTTCGGCCAGCTTTTCGATTTCAGCCCGCTGCGCAGCCGTGACCGTGCGACCCTTGTCGGTCGCGTCCTGCAGCAGCTTCAGTTTGAAGCTTAGGGTTTCGGCGGCGATACCGGTCTGACCGGCCGTCTGCGCTTCCAGCTGCATCTGCTGAATGCGGTCGTTCGCACTTTTGATGACATCACGATAAGCGTTCTTTGCCGATTGCGCGGCCCTATCGATCTTGTCGGCACCCGGCAGGCCTTCAAGCTCGATATTGGGGCGCTTTTCAGGCGTTGGCGGTGGCGTAAAGATACCGTCACCCATATCGACAAGTGGGTTCTGGTCTGAAAGACGCTTCTGCGCAGCTTGGAACGCGTCATAGGCATCATCCTTTTGCTCGCGCGTCGTTGCCCTATTAACTGTCGTCTCATAGAGCTGCTGCAGCTTTTCGCTTTCAGTAAGCGGTATCGGAGCAACACCAGCAAGGTTGTTGATTGCCGTTGTGAATGCGTCGATACGCTTCGCCTCCACCGCTGCGGCAGCGCCGACCCCATGGATTGTATCCACAAGCGGAGCGAGCTTACCTTGCGCCTCCAAGCCAGCCTTGGCCGTTTCGCGAGCCTTTTCTATAATTTCCTTTAGATTGCTCGGAGCACCCTTCTGATTTTGGATTTCAATCAGACGTTCCACAAACTGTCGTAAGGGCGGATCTCCGGCCCTCACTCCATCCATCAATTGCTTAGTGGCCTGAGTCAGCTGCTCGACTATTGGATCGCCGCTCGCTCTCGATCGGCGCGTGACCCCGGAGAGGCTATAGGCGACAGCATTGGATGTCTCTACAATCTGCTTCTTGTAGAGATTGATTGCATCCTTTGTGTCCTGCGTGAGGATCGCCTTGCTCTCGGCCGAATATTCACGCAGTCCCGCAGCTGCTTCCGGCCATGCTTCCTTAATTCGCCCGATCAGGGCTGAATGATTTTTCAGCGCTTCCGCCGCCTTGTCGGAATCGCTTTTGGTCGATGTAAAATATTGAATTGCCGCAGCCGTCAGGCCAGTAAGGCCGATCGTGACCAATGAAACTGGACTGACAAGGCTCAGGAATGCCGTTCCAAGAGTCTTCACCGCACCAGCGGCGCCGGTCTCGCCAAAGACGGAGGCGAGCTGCGGCCCCTGCTGAAGCGCAACCGTGAAGGGGGAAGACCCGAGTGCAGCCGTCGAAAATATGTCCTGTAGTTGGTAGGCGACGTTTGTAGCCTGAAAATTATTCGTCGGCCGAGCGTTCTGGTTAGCGGGAACAATGCTGTTCTGCTGCTTTAGCTTAGCATTCGCAGCCTCGACGGCCTGCGCCAAATCCACCTGGCCGCGCTCCATCAGCAAGGCGGCGTCAGCCGTCAGCTGATATTTCTTGTAGATACCTTCGAGGATCGAGCTAACTTCACTGAGCGGCACAGCTCCGCGCTCGATCCCGCGCCCAAGCGTCGTGATCGCCGTTTCGAAGCGCTGGGCATTGGCTGCGCCGTCAACATACTGGCGGCGCAGCCGTGTGAGCAGATCGCCGCTCTGACTGATTTTGATATTGGTCGCCGTTAGCGCTTCGCCAACGGCGACGCTGGACGCGGCGCCTTCCTTGTCAGCCGCGACCTTGGCAGACATGCCAGCCGTGTACTTGCTGGCGTCGACTTCCGCACCGACGCGCAATGAAGACAATGCAACGACCACGACTATTTACCTTTCATCCGCCTTCGATATTGTGCGGTCAACCGGAGGGATAATATGAGAAATATCGTATTCGCCATCTCATGCTGCGCTCTGACAGCATCGCCAGCGATGGCGCTTACAGTAATGGACGGCACAGAGAAGAGCGTCGATCAAACCGCAATGACGGTTTTGTCAGATGCGATTCTAGTCCAATTTTCCGATCCATCTTCCGCTCAGCTGGCCAAGCTTTTTCAGCCAGAGCCCGGCGTAATTTGCGGGATGATCAACGCGAAGAACAAGCAGGGTGGATATGTGGGCTTCACGCCCTTCAAGTTCTTCTCCAGCCGCGCCAAAATCTATCTTGGCGATGCCGCGCGCTGCTAGGATTCCCCATCAGCTTTCTCCGCCACGAACTTGATCCACTCAGCATCGATAGCCTGCAGGAAGGTGCGGAACTGCGAAAATTCCTCGCCCCTGATCTTGTGATCTTCCGCAAAGCGACTCATCGCGACGTAGGAGATCGGCGCCTCGCCACCCATCGCGCCATAGAAACGATCAAACCGCAGATCCTCCCACGCCCGAAAATACAGGCCGTGCCATGGCTCCGATTTAGCCTCGTCTGGGGCGGCCTTCACCTGAATGAAGGCCGCTTCCTCCGGATTTTCGGCGGATAGCTCCGCCAGCCAATCGTTATTGCCTTCCTCCGTCAGCCGCCAGCGGAAGGCGCTTCGGAGTTTTTTACCGCTTTGTCCACAAACTCGACGCTGATCTGCGAGAGCTTCTGGGCGCACCAATCGACAGCCGTCAGAACGTCTCGATAGGCAATATCCGTCAATGTTTCGAGCGCGGCTTCCTCCGAATACTCGACATCGAGACCGCGCCAGCCATGCAGGACGTGCTGGCAATAAAGGCGACCGAGGCCTCTTGCCATTTCAGGATCGCCAAGAGCGACGGGCTTGTTGCGGGCTGCCATCTGCTTCAACAACAGGTCGCGTTCGGTGATGAAAGGCTCCGAGCGCGTTGAGCTGACCTTGAAGGAGACGCCGGGCCAATCCGGATAGTCTATCCAATCACCTTCCGCCTCGCGCTTCAGATCGGCCTTGAGGGATGCAAGCTTCACAACCATTGTATCGTTCCGTTTCCTTGAAATCAGACTTCGAAATATTCCAGCCGGTCCATCAAAATATGGGCCGAGGTGAGCGGGTCCTTGGATGCCTGCGCCGTGATCGGCAGCATGGAGTCCTGGTTCTTGCCCGACGCGTTGGTGGAGCCGTCCGTCATCGTCATGCGAGGGACGGCCTGGATCACCGCCTGGTTATCCTTGGCGATGCGGATGTTGAGGTTGGTGACGGTCGAGCCGAACAGGCGCGTGAGCAGATCGAGCGAACCGAAATAGGTCTGCAGGTTGATCGTCACATCGCAGCTGCCGACGCCGATATCCACCGCACCGACCAGGCCGTCGTTGCGGATGGCGTCAATCATGCGCAGGTTGTTGTTGATCGTGATGCCGGCAGACTTCACGAAGTTCGGGCCGCCGACCGCCACACCATTTTCCGCGATGCGACCGACACTGACCGCCGAATCCATGACGCGATTGGGGGTGGCGGGATCTGGCGTATCGTCAAGCGAAACTGTCGTCGCCTGTCCCGTCAGGCCGCTGAAGGTCAAAACGTACTTGGCGATCGCCTTGCTCTCATAGGTGAATTCACCCTGGCCGACGACCATGCCGCGCTGGACGATGTAGGAGGGCACAGCCTGCCCCATCCATCCGCGCTCTATCGTCTGGCTGAGCGTGGTTGTACCGTTCTTCAGCGTATCGCCGAAGAAGATGCGGATTGTCTTCCCGGCGCCGGCATCCGCCGCCCAGCCTGCCGGCAGGTTATCGAGGGTCAACTTTCCAGCGGCGATGGCGACGATGCGTGCCCAGCCGTTTGTCAGCGATGTCGCGAAGCGGAAGTTTGCGCCGGTGCCGCCGACCTTTATCCACTGACCCACGGCGAGGCCGAGCGTGGTGAAATCAAGTGCCGTCGCGGTGATGCCATCGGCGACGGCGGCGATATCGCCCGCCACACCCTGCGCGCCAACGACCTTGACGCGCGCGGTCGCGGCAGGTGCCGCCTCATCCGTCAGCTGCGCCGCACCCACGGCCGGGACGGTTGCCGAGCCAGCGGTCACGCGGAACAGACCGTTGTTGCCGGGCTGACCGAAGCCGGAGAGACGCAGGAGATGCCCGATGACGAAGGCGGCGCCAGCGGCCACGTTAATGACGCCGGTCGAGGCGGTAACGCCGGTAATGGCGCTGGCTGCCGTGCCATCGTTGTCGCGCGATGGCGTATTCACCCACGGATTGAAGAAGAGGCTTTCCAGAAACTGCGACAGCGGCGAGCCATCGACCGGATAGGACAGCTCGCCATTAACCGGGCCGGAATTCGTCTCGTCGACCTTCGACGGATCGGAGTTCATGCGGTCGTCGCGAATTTCTTCCGAGTTGATGAACTCAGGCTTGAAGGCCAGGGTTTCGCCGGTAAAGCGATGGGCGCGCATGCGCGGATTTGGCGTCGGGGTGACGCCGAGCGAAGTTTCCCGCACGGTGGTCATGCGGACGCGATTGGTATCACTACCAGCCATGGTCTTTCTCCATCAGGGTAATGGCCACTCCGGGCCGGGGATCATCTATCGCGATACCAGTCGATGGTCGCGGTCATGCGGAAGTAGGCGCCGGTCGTATCGCCGGCATTGCCGGCGCCGATCGACATGGTTTCGAAGATGACGCCGCCAATATCCTGCCCTCGGAAGAGATCGAGGAACTGCATGGCGGATTGGCGGACTGCCAGCGTGCCGGAGCCGCGCGGCGCCATGAAGTGAGCGAGGATCTGGCCCTCTTCGCGCCAGAGATTGGCGGTCACTGTCTCGGCGCCGATCGATGCCTGCTCGTAGATATCGCCGAAGATCTCGACGAGGACCCAAAGCGTCGGCGTCGCGGGAAGCTGAAAATCGTCATTCTCGAAAGCCAGCGTCGGGCCGGACCATGCGCCAGCCAGATAATCGTGAATGGCGCTGTAAGCTTCGGGACTGGACATCAATGCACCATGTTCAGAACGAGAGCCGGATAAGTGAGCGGCTGGCCGGCTGCGGTATCCTTGCGGCGGCTGCTCGATCGACCCGACTTGCTAACGGAAACGCTGCGCTGATGGCCCTTCAGAATGTAGGGGATCAGCGGATGCACGCCGCCTTGAATATTCAGAAAGGTGACCTGGCAGCTGACGAGCTGCTGCGTGTACTTGGCGAGCAACGCCTTGCGGGCCTGCTCGAAAATGCGCGGTGGCACGCTCATTTTCATGGCGCCGACCTGTATCTTGCGGACATAGGGCTGGGCATTGGTGATGATCACCTCCGAGGCGCCTTCGATATCGGAAAAGTCTGCCACCAGCCTGCCGTTGGCGATGACGATGAAGGATTTCACGAAGCGGCCGGATTTCGACGGGCTGACCGCGACGAGCGCGGACAATGCGTCGCTGATGATCGATTCCCACCAGGAGAAGACATAAACGATCGGACCGGGCGCCTTGACGCTTTCCTCGGCGGCACCTTCGCGACCGTTGACGAAGCGGGAATAGGCCGCCGTTCCCTGGCCGCTCTGAATGACGCGCGCCAGCTCGGAGCGGGCGAACTTCGCCAGGGCGGCCGAGATGGCCTCTTCCGATAGGCCGGCCGTCGCGATTTTGATATCTCGGTCGAATGTCTCGAATTTCGCCATCAGTCTTCCACCGTCAGCTCTATACGGACCACAACGTCATTCAACGCGATATGGTCAAATTCGATGATCGTGCGCGTCTGGCCGGCGACCTCGCACCAATCGCCCTTGTGAGGGAGCGGCGCAGGCCAGGCTGCAAAATCGGTCGGCGACAGGATGATCGTGCTCATACGCTGGGTGACACCGCTCTGGCCGGCGATATCGCTCGCCTTGTCGCCGCGTACGAAGCCTTTCGCCGTGACCGAGGCAGTCGGCACCGAAAGATCGCCGCGCGTGACGGTAACGGACTTGCCGTGCCGGGAAAGCTGGCTGTCGAGCATGGCGATGGCTTTGGCGGGGGTCATCAGTAGAGCCTCAAACCGAACAGCAACCGATCCGCCGCTTCATGAATGATGGCGGCGGCCTGATCCGAGACCGTGAATTCCTGCCGGCCAACGCCATCCACTTCATCGACGCGAAGAAAGAGATCATCCTTGCCCAGCGCATTGAGGTACTGGCACGAGAGCGTGACAGCCTTCTTAATCTGCGAAGGAAGCGGCCCCGTGCCGCCATCGGCAACTGGATTACTGTCATAGCCTGCACGATAGCGAATGCGAACAGGTTCCGGATAGCAGCCTAGGCTCGGCATGCGCCAGCTAGGCTTGAACCAGAGATAAGAACCTGTCTGGCCGTAGTTGACCGGATCGACGGTCTGTTCCACGCCGGTCGTGTCAGTATATTTGACACTGACGATCTCAATGATCGGTGCACAAGGCAGCAGCAAATGACGCCTGCACCAGTCGTCCAGCGCCCATTCAAGGGTCTGTGGTCCAAGCGCGCGACCGAGCCAGCCGTCAGGGCCGTCGATTTCAGCCACAATGGCATCAATCGTAGCCTGATCCGCACCGTCGATATCCGCGGGCGTCAGGATTGGCTGCGGCGGCTCGATCACGCGAATGGTCATTTTTGCCTCACTTGCTCAGCTTTTTCAAAGCCGCGTGAGCAGCCTTGGCGACGGCCTTTGCCTCGTCGAGAGCTGCCTTTGCAGCCGGCTTGGCGTCATCCGCAGCACCGTCGAAGGCGACCTGCGCGGCATTGACAGCTGCGGCGGCATCTTCGGCAGCCTGCGTTGCTGCGTTCAGCGCCTCTTCCTGGCGATCATCCTCGTCATCCCAAGCGTCGACAGCCAGTTGATAGGCCGCCTTCGGCAGGCATCCTGCGATAATCAGGCGTTTGGCCTGTTCTACCGTGGGGATGGGATCGAATGTCTCGCCCTGCTGAAACCGGCGACCGTTGCGTCGGTCGACGCATTCAGAAAGGACAATCAGGTCCTTGGTGCTCATGTTCAAATCCTCATATTGCGGGATCGGGTGGAGGTGCCGGCTCCGTTACGGAGCCGGGAAGAAACGCGGATCGGAAAGGATCGCGACGGCGGCAATGAAAGCATTGCCGGCGTTGTTCGACGGGGTGATCGTCAGGCGGAGATAACGTCTCGGGCCGACATAGCCGATCTTCCGCGTCTGATCGTCGGCGCCGAAATTGAAGCCTGCTGCCGCTTCCGTGCCGGTCAACTGGCTATCGGGAACGGGTGCGGCGTCGGCCAGTGCCGGATCGTCGCCGTGCTCGACGAGAACAGCAAAGGTCGCGTCGGCGTCAGCAAGCGCGCCGGTCAGAATGCCGAACATGAACTTGTCATAGCCGCTGCGGTCGACGATCGCGGACACGAGCGGCGTATTGTCGGTGATCGCAGCGGCCGGGCTGATGGCGCGCTTCACGGTCACATGATTTGCAAAATCACGCATGGCGAAATCCTCTTGGGAAAGAATGGATGGAGAAGCAGATCACCCGGCGCCCTCGCGCCGGGATCGATTAGGGTCGCGATCAGGCGGGAACGTCGAGGGCGACGAAGGGCGAGACCTCGTAGCCGTTTTCTTCCTTGAACGGCACCTTCTGCCAGGGCGCACCGTCGACGTTCCAGAAGATCTTGATCACGGTCTTGTTCTGCAGGAACTTGACGTGCTCGGAGGCGGCGACGAACGGGCCGGAGCCATCCTTGATCAGATACTGCGACCAGTCAGCCAAAAGGACATCACCCTTCGAGCCGAGGCCAGGTGCCCGGTTATTCCAACGCAGCGGATAGCCGAGCAATGTGCCGGCGAAGCCCTCGACTGCATTCGCCTGCCAAATGTATCGGCCCTGAGGGTCCTTCAACGTGGCGAATTGCGGCAACGCGGCCTGCGGCGCGGACCAAACCGGGGAACCGCCGCGCATCAGAAGAACCGCCGCCATCGCAACAAGGTCCTCGTAGGAAATCTGATTGGCTGCGGCACGATGGACGATCTTCAGTGCAGGTGAGTTCAATACGCCCAGTGGCTTCGCAACGCCGTCGCCGCGAAGGAAGGCGTAATCCTCCGCAGCGGAGACGCCGCCACGCATCAAGGTCGTAAGGAAAGCGCTCGCCGCCTGCCAATTGCGTAGGAGCTTGTCGGTAACCGTCACATGGCCGGCGATTTCCTTCGGAGCCAGGATGACGGCGCCGAGATCCGCATCCGTCTCCGGCTTATCGCCACCTTCTTCGATCCAGTTGAAGGTCATTCCGCCGAAAACGTTGGCCGGCGAAGCGCCGGACTGGTCGAGTGTCGGAATGGTGATGCCTGCATCCGGCGGCGAACCTGCAGGAATCACGTTGGCGCGGGGCCGTACCAACGCCTCCTGCGCCGGCACGCTCATGATCTCGTTGCGGAACTGCTGCGGGATCATAAATCCGCCGTTCACGTCATTGTCCATCCGCATCTCGGCGCGACGATCATCGTCTGCGGATGCGGCGCCGACACCCTCGACGAAATTCAGGCGCTGATCGTTCGGATTGAAGCGAACAGCATGCATGAACTGGCCGAGGCTTTCGAATTCGCGGCCTGCTTCCGCGCCGCCGGCACGCTGGATGGGAGAGCGGCGAGAATGCGCATCGACGCGCTCGTCAAGGGCGCTTTCGGCCGTCTCGAGGCCTTCGAGATTGGCAATGCGCTTGTCCAGCCTCTCTTTTTCGGCCTGCGCCTCATCGAACGCGGCCTGCTCCTCGGCGGACAGGTCGCGGTCGGCAGTTTCCGCAGTTTGAATGATGCCGCGCATCTCGGCGACGAGTTTTGCGCGCTTCGCACGAAGTTCCTTCAGCATGGAAAACCTCTCTTTTGCTGAACACCGGGACAAGTCTCGACGATCGCTCAGGCCCGGCACCCGAAGCGCGATGGAAAACCGACGATGTCGGAATGGTCAGAGCATCAGGGCGCGCTTTTCGCGCTCCGTTGCGAATGCGCGGCGCCGTGTCTGTTGTGGCTGTGCGCCATAGAGCGATACACCGAAGCGTTGCAATGTCTCATCAAGTGTGCCGATACGGTCAGCCATGCCTTCGGCAACCGCCTGCTCAGCATCGACCATATCGCCGCGACCGAATCCTTCGCGGACGGTCGCGAGTGAGACATTGCGATTGCGGGCAACATCGCGCACGAACAGGTCGTAAGCCGCGTCGACCTTGGCCTGTATGCGCGCCTGCACGTCTTCGGAAAGTGGTTGGAACGGGTTGCCGTCCGTTTTGAAGTCGCCGGCCTTGGTGATGGTTTTCTTGACGCCGGCCTTTTCAAGCGCGGCGCTGAGATCATCGTGGATGCTGAGGACGCCGATAGAGCCAACCTGACCGCTCGGCGTCACCACCACTTCATCAGACCCAGTAATCGCCCAATAAGCCGCGCTCGCAGCGTTCGCATTAACATGGGCGATGATCGGCTTTGTTCCGCGCGCCGCATGGATCATCGACGACAGCTCCGGCGTGCCGCTGACCGCACCGCCAGGCGAATTCGTATCGATGACGATGGCCTTGATGCCGTCATCGCGGACAGCAGCCTGAAAGTTGCGGGCAAAGCCTTCCGAGCTGGTACCGCCCGAGATATCCCCCATGAGCGACATCCGGTTCGAAATTACACCATGGAGCGGCAGGAGAGCTACGTTGCCTTCCTTGCGGGCGACGGCCTGTTCCTGCCCCTTGCCGATACGCGCCTCAATCTCGGCCGCCTCGAATTTCACGCCGGCCGCTTGCTGGGCAACGAAATCGATGATGACCTGCATCTTTTCATGCTGGATGGCCCAACGCTCTTCCATGAGCGCGGCAATGATGTGCGCGTATCTCATTCGCTTTCCTCGCCGATATTGGTGGCATCGTTTTCGGTGGAAGCCGGCTCGGCGGGAGCAGCGCTGGTGCTGCTCGGCGCGTAATCCGGATCTGTAGCCTTTTCGAGAGTGACGTAGTTCGCCGGGACGAAGTGGTGATCACCGGCTGGGCCGATATCGTCCATGTCCTCAAGGGCCAGAATGTTGTTCGGCGAAAGGCCGCCGACGCCAAAGACCTTCATGTAGAAGTCGGCGCGAGCCTTCATGTCGCCACGCAATAGGGCGTTCATGTTGAACTTGACGTAGTACCCGTTTGCCCGCTCGGAATCGGTGAAGAGCTTATAGTTCAGCTCCTCTTCCCAGGCGTTGATCCACGGATCGATCGTCTGGCGAACAAACGCGATCATCAGCTGCTCGATGCCGGCGCCGAAGCTCGTCTGCTTCTCCTGGCTCTGCAACAAGATGAGAGGCACGTCGTAGATGCGGGCGATCTCGGCAATCTGGAACTCGCGCGTGCCAAGGAACTGCGCATCCTCCGGAGGGATGGTCGTCTGAATGAACTTCATCCCTTCCTCAAGCACCTTGACGCGATGGGCGTTCTCAAGGCCGCTCTGGTCGTCTAGGCTCTTGCCCGGATTTGCGGGGCCGGATTTTTCGCCGCCGCGACCCTTGATGTTTTCCCGCGCATTGCCGCTCAACCGGCCCGGATGCATGAGGAAGCCGCCAGACTTCATATCATTGGCGAAGAACTTGGCGCCGAACTCTTCAAGCGCGAGACCCATACCGACCGCGTTGCGGGCCATATGGATCTGCGACAGGCCGACATAACCATCCTGGCTCTGGTCCATGATGTGAACGACATCTTCTGCGGCAAGCTCGATCGACTGTCCGTCAATGGCGCTGCGGAAGAAGTGATTGCCATTCTCGCGAACCGGGCGTGTGACCTCGGGACGCAGCGGAAACATACCGACAGACTGTCCACGCCGATTTCGCTCGATCTCCATATAGCCGTTGCCCCAAAGCAGCGCGTGCCCCTGTGCCGTCTTGCGCAGGGTGCGAGAACTCATGAATTCGTTTGGGCGCAGGCCAATAGCGGTTGCGAACGGGTGATCTTTGTCCGTGACCAGCCGCTTTTTACGGTCATCAATCGTCTGATACATCCGCAGCGGAAATCTCGCGATCGGATTGCCGATGCGATTGACGCACGCATAAACGACTGGCAGATGACGCGCTGTCAGCTCACTGACGTGAACGCCAGCCTTTGTCTTCGGCCCAATATTGCGCACTAGCCACCCGCCAGGGGAGCTAAACGAGCCGAAATCTTCCAGATAACGGCTGGAGCCGAGGAGATTTGACAGGAAGCTCATCCGCGCACCGCCATGACGATACCAAGCACCAGCAACACGGCGCCGACGACGTTAAACGCAAGCGCTGGCGCAATAAGCCAGCAGCCATAGAAGATCGAAGCCAGGCCGATGAGGCAAAGAGCTTCGCTGGCGCCAAAGAGGCGGCGATGCGCTGCTGGCGCCGCAGACCAATCTGACGGAGGCTGTTCCTTGCTCTCGCTCATAGTTCCTCGATTTCCAGTTCAGCGAGGCCGCGCGTCTCGTAAACGGACGGACCTTCATTTTCCTCAGCCATCGAGAGGCCGACAGCCATGACACTCGCGACAATGCCGTCGATCTTCTCGGCCGACTTCTTTTTCGTCGGCGCGTAGTTCAGGTTCTCGTCGAACCGGACTGCTGTATTGCCGGCCATCCAACGCAGGACCGGGTGGCCGCCATGATCTAGCTGACCGGACATCACCAAGCGCTCAAAGAGCTTCGTCGGTTCGCCGAGCGTCGGAATACCCTGCCGCATGAGCTGAAACAGCTCTTCGTCAACGCCATCCTTCTGCATGTCGGTAATCAGTTTCGTGGCGTTCCACGGGTCATAACCGATCAGCGATACGTCGAAGTTCTGCAGATCCTCGTCGATGGCCTTACGAACGTAGTCCTGATCGACATAGTCGCCCGGCGTCTCTTCGATCGCACCGATTGACGCCCATTGCGCATACGACACGCGGTCCTGACGGCTTCGGCGATTGATCGTCTCTTCCGGCACCCAAAAGCGCGCCGACAAGATCCACTTTTCATTTTCCTCGTCGGGAGGAAAAGCGGCGATCCGCGCGGTGATGTCCTCATTCGAGGAAACGTCGAAGGCCACATAGCATTTGCGACCCTCCAAACCTTCGCCACGGCTCCATCGCTCCCATGCCTTCTTGTCGGCGGCGCCGGCATCCCATTTCTTGATCGACAGCCACCGGGTGACGGCATCGATCCACTGGTTTGCGTGGTAGCAGCGAAAGTGCGCTTCTGCGCGCGGATTATCCTTCGCAATTGCTACTTCGCCCCGAAGGAACTGAAACGTCGGTGAGATGCCAAGAGACGGATTTGCCTTCGGCCAGTTCTTCTCGTCGGCCCAATCGTCATCTGGATCGAGCGCGAAGATAACAACCAACGTCGTCGGATCGTCGATGCGACCATCAAGGATCGACTGACTTCTTTCCCAAAGCTCCCAGCCCGTCTTGTTCGACTTTACGCCTGCCGTCGAGGCATAAAGCTCGATCGGTTCAAGGCGGGCTCCCGTACCCTGACGGAGGAAGTTTGCGAGGTCCGGCGTCTCCCACTCATGCATTTCGTCGCCCGTAATTACGGTCGGCGATTTGCCATGCTTTCCTTCCGGTTTTCCGGATAGCAGCTCGAAGAGTGCGCGGATCTTCGGCAGGTATATCGACTTCTTAAAGACCTGCGTGTCGCCCAGCTGCGGCGCCATACTGATCATGGCCTTCATCTTGTCGAAGATGATCTTCGCCTGCTTCTCGTCGCGAGCGAAGACGTACCCTTGGCCGCCGACGACACCGTCGAGGATGAAGAACAGCAGCGACAAGGCCGCCAGGAACTCCGATTTTCCGTTCTTCCGCGGCACCCAAAGCATGAGGCGCCGGAAGATCCGGACGTGAACCGTAGTCAGATCGCCGGTCTGCTCGTCGATAATCTCGGTCGGCGCTTTCCAACCGACTAGCAGACGAACAATGATCTCTTGCCAGAAACCGAGGCGGAATGGCTTTCCCGCGAAACGATCCTCCGTCAGGCGGAAGATCGTCGGGAAGAGCTTTACCGCCGCATCAGCCTTGGCAAAGTCAAACCATGCGCCAGGAACGGACGCAGCTCGCTGCCATGCGATCCGCACCCATGCCCAGCCGTGGTTATCAGCGCCTTCCTTGACCCATTCCGGTTCCGGCCACAGACGTGCGCCGGCTGAAGCCTGAATAGCTGCCGTCGATACTCCATCCATGGATCAATTCAGCCGCTCCGGTGGCTGGGAATTTAGCGAACCAAGGATGCCGACGATGTCCTGCTGTCCCATGGCCGCGCCAGCCTCGGCGGGTTGCTCACCCTTCGGCGTCGGTTGAGCAGGCGGTTCGTCACCCCAAAGAGGCAGATTGCCGATACCACGAGCCGCCGCCTGGTCGCGCATGATCTTGTAACGGGCGTCCGGACGCATGCCGAAGGTCGCCTCAAGGTCACGCAGCATCTTTTCGATATCCTGGCAGGCCTGCCACGCGGGATGCCGCTTTTTCGTGAGGTTGCCGTTCGTGTCCTTGGCCTCAAACCAAGTCCCTTCCTTCTGAACGGTGATATCGGCGGCAATCCACTCGACGATGTACCGGCAATACCGACCCAACGGAGCCGCATCGAGATCGTGAAGCAGGTTCAGGCGCTCAAGCTTCGGCGCCATGTCGTTCCATATCTCGGTTGCCTTGCGGCTACGCTTCAACCACTTCGGCGGACGCACCTTACCGACAGTGACGGGAGTTAGAGCTTTCGGCTCACGTGCCTTCTGCGTTTCCTGTGCAGTCAGGCGCTTTCCCGGCGCACCTTTGGCGGCCTGCTGCTCTGCCGTATCGGGCTTGCGACCACGTGCCATCGTTCGCCCTCCTATTGGCGAGAGAGAAAAAAAATATTTCGGTAATTTCGCGGCGATGTGCGCGTGCACACCCACCGGTCTAGGCCCTCAGACCCCTAGACTTTCGACCCGCCCCCCCTAGGAGGGCCTTGCAGCCTTCTCTTCGGCCTGCGCTTCGCTATCGTGGTGGTCCGGGCAGACCGGCTCCCATTTCGACCGCTCCCAGAAGACTACGGGATCGCCACGGTGCCTGACAGTGTGGTGAACCACGAGATGCATGCGGCGAGGGTCCGTCTGCAGGCTGCCGTCACTGCGAAGATGACCTGCATTCAGAATGCCATTCGCTTCACAGCGGCGACAGAACTGGTTCTCTGGTTGAGCAAGGAAGTCAGCACGCTCACATTGCCAACGATAAGTCTTATACCACTTGCGCCAATGTTGCTGATCGCGCTGCTGATCATAGGCACGCTCTCGCTCAGCAGCTGTAGGAGCGCCACGAAGGCGGAATGAGCTCGGCTTGCTTGCCATACCATATGTACGACAAAGGCGACCCGAGGGTCGCCTATCGTTCGTATGTGGAGACATAGCTTGCGCACTGGCCTTGAATCGATGTCTCCGTTTGAGACCGTCAAGGCGGGGTCTGACCGGCATACCCACGTGGAGGTTTCCCTCACTTCCGGCCCGTTCTTGTCGGGCGGGTCAAACGCTTGCACAGGATCATCAGATCGTCCGCAGAGCAAATAAGCTCACAGTTTTTCGAGCAGTGCAAGAGGGGTATCGATCGGCTTCACCTGGTCGCCAAGGCGCAATTCGACGATAGCCTCGACGCCGATCGGCTTCTGTCCGCGAATGACGACCATCTTACGGATCTTCAAGATGCGGCCCGAATAGCCGATGAACGGCCCTTCCTCGAAGCGCACCCAATCGCCCTTGGCGAACTTCTCCGCATGCTGGCTGCTGACGTCATACTCGCCGAGCTTGATTTTGAATCTGTTCACATCTTCGTCTGATACACGATGCGGTTTCTCTGCTCCGCCAACCAGCCCGACAACCTGCTTCAGATTGCTCATTGCCGCGAAGGCAGCAGCTGACGGCACGAGGGAAACAAGCAGGTATCCGGGCAGGGCAGGGCGCGGAGCACGCTGCACGAGGCGATGGCGAATTACTGCTTTGCCGCCGTCTACCATCGGCAGGTAGGCACGAATATTTTCATCAGCCAGGCGCTTTTCCACAAGCCGTTCGCAGTTAGCGAAGGTCTCCAGCACGTACCAGTGACGCGCTCCGCTCTGATTCGCGCTCGCCAGATCGAGCATGCGGGCTCGAATCGCACGCAGGTTCGCCTGCTTTTCGAGAATCGGCATCAGCCGTGCCATGTCGATCTTGTCGCTCATGGTGATCGTTCTATGCATCGTCATTGCTGCGTCCCTCGCTGATCGCCCGTTCAAAGTCGGCCATTGCTTCCGCCGGCTCACCCGCCGGGAAGAACAGCCAGTTCACGCCTTGCGGAAGCGGAAGCCACGGCCAGCCCTTCCGCGCATGCAATTCCTGCCACGCAGCAGCCTGGTCGCTGTCGCGGTGCAATTTCTCAAAACCTTCCGAGATCACGACCAGTGGCGCCGGCACCGTCACGCCCTGAGCGCGCTCCGCGAACTGATGCATTGTGTTGACCTTCGGCCAGCCATATTTCTCGCGGCGCTCGCGCTCGACCTGACGGGCAGCATCTCCACCAGCCGCCACTTGCGCGCGCTGGAACGCAGTCAGCACCGGCATCGCGTTTGCCATCGGCTTCAGCAGCTCAGCAAGCCGTAAAGCCATCCATGCGCGGCTATAGGGATTGTGTACGACCGGCGCTGCCAATTCGGATTTTGGGTCGCCAAGCTTCTCCCACGCCTTGCCCTTCAGGTAGACGCTGGCATAGGTGAATTTGCCCTTGATGGCCTTCACCGCGTTGACGAACTCAGGTGTGCGATCGAGACATGCGGCACGCTCTTCCGTCGTCAGGGTTTGGAAGGCACGCCATGCAGCATCCTCGCTATCGCCGATGTAGGTCGGCCATGTCGGATACCAGCGCTTGAAATCACGTTGGATCTTTTTCAAATCCTCGTCGGCTGCAGCGCGCGCTCTCTCTCGATCGTTAGAAGGATCGTTAAGAGTATCGTTAATAGGTGCCGGCCCAGAGCCGGCAGGGGGTGCCGGTCTAGAGGCGGCAGGGGGTGCCGGTATACCGGCAGGGGGTGCCGGTATACCGGCAGGGGGTGCCGGTGTGCCGGCAGGGGTGCCACCCGCATGAAAGCCTGACTTAGGATCGAATTCCTCTTCGTCTTCCTCGTCGAATGCGGTGAAAACGTCAGCGCCTAGGACGCGATCGAGAATAACGCGGTACCAATGGGCACTATCGCGGCCGTCGACGCTGTCCACCTTGCGCTTTTCGACGGCGCCGATATCGGCCAGACGGTTCAGCGAATCCTGTACCGTCGAGCGACCGCAGCCCAATTGTTCGGCCATCTTGACCTGACTACGGCGGCACCAGCCTTCTTTGTTGGTATATGTGCCGAGCAGGCAAAGCACCTTGAGATCACTGCCTTTCAGGCGCGTATCCGTGACGATCCATGCGGGAATGATCGAGAAACGGGCATTGCTCACGCACCACCTCCCTTCCGCGCCGCGATCTTGAGATCGACTTCAGCAGCATGGACGTTGGCGCGAACCGTTATGGGCAATGAACCGTCCGCGAGGCGTGTGGCCGTCTGCTCTGCCAGTTTGGCATCGACATAGGCAGCGCCAGCCAGCAGCCCTGCGGCATGAAGGATGCGGCGCAGCGTCAATGAATCACGATGAAAGACGAAGTTCGGGCAGCGCATCAGCCAGTCCGCGCGCTCGGCATGCGTCTGGCAATCCGCCAGCTGCTCGACGATCGGAAGCATATTGTTCACTTGCCGATCTCCTTTTCGATGCGGCGACCGAGCAGGCGCAGGTCGTCGAGTTTCTTGCGAAGGTCGGCAAGTTCCTTGGTGCAGGCTTCGAAATGCTTGATTGCGACTTCCTGCGAGCCGACAACAGCGGCCATGCGCTGCTCGACGCTCACCTTGGCGGCCAGGAATTCGTCAAACAGCGGGTTCGAACCCGCCGGCCCAAAGAACTGTTCGCGGACCTGCGAAACCCAATCGCGAGGCACGCCGAGATCCTTTGCGACGGCGCTGTCTGTCCATGGCGTGATGTATCCGCCGTTCTCATAAACGCCGTTGATCTTGTCGAAGACGATGCGGCGATCGTCGCGTGAGAGTTCGCGCGGCTTTTCCGCCGCAGGCGCGGTTGCGTCCGCCATGGCTTTCATTCCCTTCTTTCTGGAGGGCTTGGCGTGGAGAGGACACAAGTCCTTTCGCGGCGTGCTGCCGACCACCCAATCCTTGTTTTGGAAATACTGAACGGCCGCGATCGGCGGCCTACGCTTGTGCCCGGTCTGGAAGGCGTAATAGCCAACTGCGTTGCATTCCGAGCAGGCGATCCGCATCGCCTTGGCCTGCTGGTCTCCGGCCTTGATCGTGACTTCTGGAAAGGTGCGGTTGCTCATAGCAGCGGCCCTTTCGCTCTCCCGGCGCGTAACGCCTCGAATCTGGCGATCTTGTCGCGAGCGCGCGCCGTCATCTCGGCATCGCCGATGCTTTCGGCCCGGCGCAGCATCAGATTGGCGGTATGGATAACCGGCCCGAAACGGTCAGTCTCGACAGCGCCGGCCTTTACTGCAAGAGCACGCTTAGACATGGCAATGTCGAAATGCACCCAACTGGCATTTCGATGCTTGCCGAAAGAAAGCTCAGGATGCCCTTGAATCCATTTGCGCTGCACGCCGATCTTTTCGGCCATGGCGAGCAGTTCAGCGTCGGTATCGGCCCACATATGGCACATGACCATATTGCCGAAGTTGGCCTTCATATCGTCGACATAGACGCTCATCGGCCACCCCGCTTCCAAATATCGAAGTCGCTGATCAGCTTCAGGCAGGCCTGCCGGGCGCGCTCGTCCGTGTTGAGCAGTTTCTTGCTATCGATCGAGAGCAAGCTTTTCAGCCGCGTGTCGGCCTCAGCCTTGCTGCGAACCGGGCCGCCAGCCCCGCGCGTTCCGAGAAATGTCTGAAAATTGCGCCAGGAAAGCATGATGGAGAGGTTGCGGGCGAGATCATCGGAATCGGCCTTGCGCTTCATCCGTTCGATCTCGGCACGAAGGGCCTGCACGGTCTCGACGGCGCGACTGCGTAGGCCGAGAAAGAGAAACAGATGATCGAGCGCGCCGGTAATGAGGTCGATCTCATCCTGCAGCGCATCGCCATGCAGCGTCAGCAGCAATGCGTCTTCGCCCGTCGAGCGATGCGTGACGAGGCGGATCTTGTCGCCATCGGCATCCACATGCCAGACATCGCCGGCCAGACGGTCGGCGACGTCGGATAGGCGGGCGAGCTTGGCTTTTTCGCGATCACGATCCAAGGCCGGCGCGTTCATGCCGCCTCGCTTTCGGTGTCCGCCATGTCGACACCCTCAGGCAGATAGTCACGCCAGTCGACGCGCTTCGTGATTGTCTGCGTGCCGTAGCTGCCATCTTCCTGCAGCTCCCAGACAAACCAGGCCGTATTCATACGGCTGCTGGCCTTATTCCCATCCCAGCCGTCACGGTGCATCATCGGCAGGCGCCGCTTGAAGATCCACACGCGGGCAGGCGGGCAATCGTCCATGACGAAGTTGCGGTCATCGTCGGCAAAGCCGCAGAGGAAATTCAGATTGAGCAGCAGCGCCATCTTGCGCGGGCGATAGATGCGCAGCGCGTGGGCCACGAAGGCGTTGAGGATATCGCCGTAAGGCGGATTGGTGACGATATCGTACGAGCCGCTTTCCGGCGGCTGCGATGTCAGGAAATCCTGCACCGCCTGCAATTCGCCGTGCTGGTCGGCCGTCTCGTAATCGACGAGATCCGCAAGGATGACGCCATAATCCGCAAGTTCCAGCATCCGCGCGATCGCGCCGCGACCGCAGGCCGGCTCCAGCACGGTTGCGGTGAATGTTTCGAGCGCCAACAGCGTATGCATGGCTTCCGGTGGGGTTTCGTAAAGATTCTGACCGCGCTCTTCCTTCGTGGCGCTAGCCGTGCCGACCGCCGCGCGCAGATTGGCGCGCGTCGGCTCCAGACCGGCGGCAAGGCGAGCTTCTAGCGCGCGCTTGACGATACCCGGTTGCCGCCGCTCAGCAGCAAGGATCTTTCTGGCTTCGTGAATTTCCTTGCGCGAAAGGCCGATTTCCTCGGCTGTAAAAGCGTTCTCGTCCGGAACGCTTTTAGGGCGGCCTTTCAAGACACGCCCTTCATCGATCGCCTTTTCCCACTGCTCGGCGAAATGCATGTCGCATTGCGTCCAGATGTAGAGCGCGTCAGCTTCGAGACGGCGCGCTTTCTCCTGCAGTTCCCGCTTTGCTTTCACACGGCGACCGAAACTCACAGCAGCCTTTGCTTCCTCGTAAGAAGCAGTGGAAAGGAATTGCGCCAGATCGACATCACCAGCGTCAAACGCAACTCGTGCCCGCTCGATCGCGGCGGCAAGCGCAGGCATTTTGGCGAGATCGCGTGGAGTGCTTACTTTCGCAGGTAGATCGGTCGGCAACTTCCCGGCCGCATCTAGCAGCTTTTGAGATGGAAACCAGAGATCCGCGTCCTTCTTGTCGCGGCTTAACAGGCCTTTGCCATTCAGGCGCTGACATGCGCGGCGATCGCTGAGATCGCTGCTCTGGTATTTCCCGTGCTCGACGGCATCGCGCATGATCTGGGCGGCGCGATCACCAGTTTTCGGCGCGGCACTCATTTATCGCTCCCGACAACATGCAGGCCGGCCTTGGCGCCGCCGGTCGCCTTCACGACGGCAAGCGCCTGGCGGAATTGTGAGAGATCGCGCTCGATATCGGAAGCGTGGCGATCCATCGAATGCGCTTCCGCAGGCGTCACATAGGCATCCGCCATCGCTGCCGCGCCGCTTGCCATCAGGGCAGCCGCCTTTTGAAGCACGTTCGAATAGGAGGTCAGAACGTTGATGTTCGCCTGCTGCTCGATCTCCGGATCGGTCAGGCGACGCCCGCAAAGCTCCGCCATCGCCTGCGTGACGACGGGAATGCCGCAATCATTTTCGAGCGCGTAAACGACGGAAAGCGGCATCAGATCCGTGTCGCGGGCATTGTTCATGCGGCCGATATGGCTCGGCGAGACCGAGGAAATTTCGGCGGCGCGATCAATTCCGCCGACCAGTTTGATAAGATCCCGTTGGGCGGCTTTGACGCGGTGAAACCAGGCATCCGAAGACATGGCAAATCCTTTCCCGCAACGGGAAATCCGAGCGGCTTTTCCCGTGGCGGGAATGGTTTTGAAATGTGAGAACTCAGGCCGTCACGAGCTTACGGAGGGCCGCATGCAAATTTCGGGCGATAACATCCAGCAGCGCGAGACCGATAGCTGCGCGCTGCTGGACTTTCGTCAACTCTCGTGCTCCGGTTGCAGAGCGAACCAAAACAGGAATCACGATCATGACGAAGGACAAACCCGCCAGCGGCGATTTCATCGCCGCCAAAATCAGCATCTACGAGCGCATTCTTGCGGGGCTGCTGAAGAACTCGCCGCTCGCCAAGGAAATCGAGGAGGATGTGCGCGAACTTGTCGAACACTGGCGCACCAATTTCCCAGAGGCTCCGCTTCTTTCGAAAACGGGCGACGAAACGATGCGCTCCATCTTCAAAGGCGACGCTTAGAAATCTCACGCAACCGCTGCGCCAGGCTGCCTTTGTCGTCGAAATCGACCGTGACACGGACAGGCGGCGAGCACCTGGAAACGCGAGCTGCGAAATTGAGTGCGATGCGGTCAAGCACGCGGTCGAAGAAGCGGCGAAACACTGCTGAAATCCTCCATGGAAAGATATCCCGCCCATCACTCAGCGGCCTCTTGCGGTATAGCAACGAGTTCAGCCAGACGCTCGTAGCTGATACCAGGGATCTCACGGCTAGCGGCCGCGCTTACAACGCGAACCCAATATCCGGACGGAATGGAGCCACGGCGGCGCATAGCTTTTGCGGCTTCGTAGCCGACCCCTATGTCCGCCGCGAAGTGTCCAATAGAGGGCCAGAGATCGATGATGTCCGTGTGCGTCATGTGCCAAAGGGTACGTATCATACCCTAAAAGTCAAGCGCGATCGGTATGACTTGTACCCTAAATATGGGTATGATTTGTAACATGTTGAAAGCAAATGAACAAATCGAGAAGGAAGCCCGCGCCGCTCGCCTGAAGCAAGCGCGTAAAGCGGCCGGCTATAGCAGCGCGGAAAAAGCAGCTACGCGCTTTACCTGGAACGTGAACAGCTATAAGGCGCACGAATCTGGCCGAAACGGGTTTGGCATTTCGGACGCGAAACGCTATGCTCATGCTTTCGGTGTGACAACCGCATGGTTGCAGATTGGTGATGGCGAGGCTCCGCAATCTCGCAAGGCGCCAGATGGTTTGGCACTCTCAACCGCGCCGATCGGCATGATCCGCGTAACTGGAAAGGTTGCCGCCAATACTTGGCTCAGCGTTGATGACATGGATTTCGGATACGACGATATAGACTATGTGCCTTCAATTGGGGGATATCCGACCGAATGGCAGTTCGCACTAGTCGTCGAAGGCAACTGCCTTAATAAGATCGCGCAGCACGGTGAGCGCCTGGTGTGTCTGAATATCATTGCTGCACAGGTTGACTTCCAGTCTGGCGATCTTGTGGTTGTGGAGCGCCGGAGATACGGCGGTCAAATGGTCGAACGTACCGCAAAACGTGTGCGCCAAGCCGCTGATGGTTACGAACTTTGGCCTGAGAGCACCGATCCTGCCCACCAAGACCCGATTCGACTCTATCGCGCACAAGAGAACGAAGATGTTCAAGTCATCGGCAAGGTTCTCTGGATCGTGCGCCAGCCTTAGCGCACCAATCGTAGAAATATTTTCGGCTTAAAAAGCACCGTTATTCAATGGGTAACGGTGCCGTTGGTGATTCGTTGTACCCTGTGAAGGGTATTTTTTATACCTTTTGTGTTGACGAATGTGGGTACGATATGTACCTTTCGTTCCGTCCGGTGATCTCTCCTCCCAAGCCGGATACCGAAGTCCGCCGTCGCTCACTCCTCCTCCCGAGCGACGGCGGCGCGGTCCCGGAGGCCAGCAACAGGAGCAGATCATGCAGCCAAACGAATACAATCCAGCCCGCACCCGCACCATTGCGCAATTCATGGCCGATACGCAGCGCGAGCGTGGCAACGCTCTCACTTTGGAAGACTGGAAAGCTCTTGGTCTGACCGAAGAGCAGGCGAAGCGCAATGCCGATGCCGCAGCCCGCATTTTCGCGCAGGGCGTCGCCGCCTGATCAGATCCGCTTTGGCGACCGCCACGTCTCACCCCTGGCGTCGGCGGTTTCCCAATCGGATGCGAGAGGGCAGCCCATGAATCATTTCACTCCGGCAATTGGCAAGAGGACGCAGCGCTCCGGCGTTGACGAACTGATCGAACTTCTCTGTGAGGCGCATGCCTGGCGCATGCGCCTGATCGAGCTGACCTTCGCCAGCGTTGTCTTCTTCTGGCTCGGCTTCTTCGTGGCGGTGAAATGCCTGTGATCGAGCCAGACCCCACCACACTCAACAACTTCATTCTCGGGCGCGCGGCGATGAATGCCGCATCGAGGGAGCTCGGCAGCATGATCAGAGCAATTACCGATGTCATGGATGAGCGCCAGCGGCAGATAGAGGCCGAAGGCTTCACCAGGGAGCATGACGACAAGAACAGCGGTCACAATCTGACACGCGCCGCCGCCGCCTATGCGCTGAACGGCCCGTATCCGAGCGACGATCCGCCGTGGTTCTGGCCTTGGGATGGCAAGTGGTGGAAGCCAAAATACGAACGCCGCGATCTGGTCCGCGCCGCAGCGCTGATCATTGCTCGCATCGAGCAAATCGACCGCAAGGGCGCGCCAAAGCCTTGCGGGATGAGCGTCTATCCTGGTCGCCTTTCGCAGGCGAAGCGCCACGGCTTTACCAGCCTCCTGTTCCTTATTCTCGTGAATGATCTGCTGACCGCAGCCGCGATCGCCTTCGCGTTCTGGAAGGGGTGGATCGGCTCATGAGCAAGCGCAACGGCATTACCACATTTCGCGTGCACTTCGACGACGGGACCAAGCTCGACATTTGCGCCGCCGACAGCCGCGACGTGCCGGCTCTCGCCAAGGTTCAGCACGACGGCATCATCCGCAAAATCAAGGTCGTCAAAGACGGCCAGACGCAGAGCGCGGCGTAACAGCGCTTTCACCCTCAACCGGAGACAGATCATGAAAATTCGTGACGCCAAGACCCTGTTGACCATGCTCGAGTCCGGCAAGGTCAACGAAGATCTTTCGAACACTCTCACCTCGACGATCAAGGCCCTTTACGAGATGGCGATCGACAACCCGCGCGGCACCTTCAAGTCCCGCGTGAGCCTGCACCTCGATCTTGTGGTCGAGGACGGCGGCGAGATGGTCGAGATCAACCCAAAAATTCCCGTTCCGAAGCTCCCCGAGCTGAAGCGCCGCACCACGGTCTATTTCACGACCGACGACGGCGGCCTTTCCACCGAACACCCCCAACAGATGGACCTGATCGGCGGCCCCCGCGAGATCATCCACAACCGCTAAGCCTGCAACCCGTCAGAAAGGAAAACCCATGACGAGCAAGACCAATGACACCGTCGCCACGCTTGAAGCCGCAGCCGCGCCGCTGCTGAACGTCGGCGCCCCTGTCGATCTCGAAACCCTGAAGGCGCTTTGCGATAAGGCCGGCTCCGATTTCGCCGTGATCGCCAATGACGCAAAGGCGATCGGCTTGCCGGACACCATTCCTGTTTTCATCAACCGCACCACCGGAAAGCCCGAAAGCGTCAAGGCGCTGTTCGACGAATGGCGCATTGTTCCGCAGCGCCGGAAGGGAATGGCTTCCGTCAACACGCTAGAAAGCTTCGTTGCCCTGACCGAGCGCCATGCCACGGCGAACAGTGTCATCTTTGCCGATACCAATTGGCGCGCGCCTTCGCTGACGGCGATCATCGACTATCACAGCGCGGAGGCCGGCGGACCCGCTGACAATTGCAGCCACCGCATCCACTATCCTTTCCCCCTCACGGAAGAGTGGCAGGCATGGGTGGCAATTGATGGAAAGCCGCTCAATCAGGGCCAGTTCGCCGAGTTCATCGAAGATCACCGCGCCGATCTGGCCGCACCGCACGAGGATGAAATCGCCTATTGGCAGGAAATGCTCGGCGGCAAGGTCGCTTATCCCAACGAGCTGCAGATGCTCTCGCGTGGCCTGAAGATCAATGCCGAGACAAAGGCCAGCAGCGCCGTGACGCTGGCGACGGGGGAGGGCGAACTGACGTGGGAGGAAACCCACACCGCCCGCGATACCAAGGGCGGCAAGATCATCGTCCCGAGCCTCTTCATGGTCTCCGTCGCGCCGTTCTACCAGGGCGAAAAGGCCAGGATGCCTGCACGCCTGCGTTATCGCATGCCGCAGGGCGGCGGTTCCGTCTCGTGGTCGGTCCATCTCTACCGTCCGGACATCTATGTGACCGACCAGGTGACGCGCGATCTGCAGCGCACCGCCTCCGATACCGGTCTGCCGGCATTCCAGGGCAAATCCGAACTCGGTTGATCGATCGCCAGACACGACAAGGGCGGCATCATCGCCGCCCTTTTTGAATCCAGACAATCAGGAGCTTAGCCATGAACAGAATAGAAAATCGCCCCAGCCGGATCGACTTCGACGAAGACGCTATCCGCATCGCATTTCTAAACGGCGAGGCGCCGAGCACGATCGCCGCCCGCCTTGGCGGTCACAACTGGCGAGCAGTCACCGCACTCATTTCCGATAAAAAGCAGGCTTGGCTCGACGAGGCGCGCTTCAGCCGCATCGTGTCGGATGAACGCCGTACGGTGCTGCCCTTTGTGGCGACAGAGCGGAGCGGCGGCGCTTATATCATGCCGATCTCGCTCCCGCGCGTCTCCATTCACCTTCTTGCCCTTGCGGACAAGGCAAATGGTTACGCCTGACGATTGGCGCCCCTTCCTGATCGCGGCGTTCATTTGGCCGATCCTCGTGATCATCTTCGCCATGATGCCGGTCATCATTCGCAAATGGAGAAATCTGAAATGAATGCTCCAACTCTCACGCGCCGCTCTCTTCTAGAACAGCTGGAAACAATGGCCGCAGCGCAAAAAGAAAAGGAAGCCGCGGGCGACGCAACCAAGCCGCAGGCTGCATGGTACGAAGACAGCACCGGCTGCTTTCATATGAGCCTTGACGTTGCGCTGATAGAAGCGAACGCCCGCGATTACGGCCACGAGATCCACTACCTTTATGGGGAGCCGAATGCGTGGTTCAGCGATGCTGCCGATCAGGATTCGCGCCCGCGCTACAGCATGAAGCGCATGCGCGACGAGACTGCCAAAGCCGCAGAGCGCGAACGCCTGCGCTTTGAAGGCGACCTCGACAAATGGATGAAGGCCATAGGCGCCGGCATTACCGGATATCAGCCGGAAGCCTACGCCCTGATGGATCAGGCCTGCGCCGAACTGGTCACGCTACGCGACAAGGTCGACCAGCTGCAGATGCGCATCAATGAGCTGTCGTCATCGGAATTCCGGGTCTCAGCGCATGAATATGCGATGGACTATGAATTCCGCGCCGACGAAGGTGATTATGTACCAACCGATGGCGAGCGGTCCATGATCGAGGATGCCATCAACGGATTTCTCGGGGAGAACAATATCTCGGCATCCCCCTCCGCAGAGATAGAAGCGTTGCGGACGGAAAGCAAAACCCGAGACGAGAACAACAGCGGGATAGGCATGGCTATCGCGGCTGCGATCATCATGCGGGTTTGGGGCCATGATGTGGAGGCACGCGAGATCATTAGCGCGGCCGGGTTAACGTCGGAAGCTCGCCTGCATGAGATCGGGGTCGAAGACTATGACCTAGATGCGCTTCGCCCGATTCTCGACGAGACCCGCGCCGCCCTTTCAGGCGAGGAGGCATAGGTCATGATAGATTATCTCGCCCTAGCAGACCGCATTGACTTCTTCGAGATCAAAGCCCTCAGCATCAAGCAGCCGTACCCGCACCACATCTTCCACGACGGCAAGGATGTCGAAAACCGGGATTGGCCGACGAAGGGGCGGGGCTGGTTTATCGTCCATGCCGGCGTGTCCAAGTCCGAGCTGGATAAGGACGACGAACGCCAGATGGCGATGCCCCGTGGCGGCGTTGTCGGCATGGCTCGCATCGTCGATTGCGTCACGGAAATGGAAAGTCGCTGGTTTTACGGCCGCTACGGTTTCGTCCTGCGCGATGCTTTTCCGCTTCCGCTCATTCCCTGCCGTGGACAGCTCGGTTTCTTCAACCTGGACGGAACAACGGCCCACAGAGTAGCAGGGGCCGTTCGCGCCAGATCCGGTAAGGAGGCGTGACGATGACCCTACTCGTCGAACACATAGATCCCGCTCTCATTCAAGGCGTCCAGGAATGCCTTTCGTGCGGCTGTCGGTTTAGATTTTCCTTCGAGCGTGCCAAGGAGCACCGCTTGTGCGCGGGCGAAGGCTTTGCCTCGAATACTCGACGGCCATTCCTGCAACATGAACTCGGCTGCTCGCTCAGGGTTCATGATTACCAGTCGCTGGCCGATCTTGCTTGTCTCGACGATCACCGACTTTCCCCAACCAGACATATCGATTTCCTCCCACAATCGAACACGGGGCAAGGAAAGTTGTTCCTGATGTGGAGATCCGTCCCATGACTCCCGCAGTTCTCACATATATCTACCGCTGGAATCGCCAAGGTCGCAAAGGCCAGCACTGCGAAGTCATCGCACGCGGCACCATGAACAGCTGCTGCGTTCGCTTTGCAGACAGCTACACGATGATCACGAGCCGCAACGCGCTTGCCAAGGTGAAGGAGGGGGCCAATGTTCCTACCGCAACCCATTCCGCTTGAAGAAGCGGCCGGCATGCTCGGCATTACCGACGTCGGCAATCCCGCCCGCGTGGTGCGCGAATTGATTCGCCGCCACGAAATTCCCTTTGTGCGCTGCGGACGAACGGTTAAGTTGCGCCCTGATCAGTTGCGCCTGCTGTCCGAGAAGATGGTCGAATGCCACTCAAACTCAAACGAGATGAAAAGTCCGGAATTTTCTATGTCACCGGTACCGTCACAATCTGGCGAGATGGGCAATCTCATTCGCTTGAGGTCAGACGATCGACCAAAGTCCGCGACGAAGCTCAAGCAGACGCCGTCCGCCGCCAAATCGAAAACGAGGTCGCGGAGCGAAATATCACCGGTCGTGAACCCACTGTCACGTTCCGCGCAGGCGCGGAAAAATACGTAAAAGATGGAGGCGAGGCCCGCTTCCTGCGGGCCAGCCACAAGGAGGGCGAACCTTTCCGCCTTCACTCCCGCTTCGACGCGATCGCCGCGAAGCCTATCGACCAGATCAGCGAAGAGCTGATCAATAGCGAAGGTCGAAAGTTCTACCCGAATGATTCGACACGGCGCCGGCAATGGCACGGCCCCATCATCGCCGTGATGCGGGCTAACAAATTCCGGCCTGACATTACCCGGCCCGACGATGGCGAAAAGCGCACGCACTTCCTGCGTCCAGACCAGGCACTGACTTTCCTGACCCACGTCTCGGCGTCCCGCTTTCCCAATCCATGGTCGCCGGCTCTCGCCACCTTCCTATTCGGCCAGGGCGCGCGCGTCAGCGAGACGATCGCCATTGATGGCCGAGACGATATCTCGCTTGAGCATCGCTACGCGATTCTGCGCGACACGAAGAACGGCAAGGAGCGCATGGTCAATCTCTGCCCGCGCGTTGTGGCGGCGCTTTCGACGCTGCCGAACCTTGGCAGGAAAGGCCCGCTCTTCCTGCGCTATGACGGCCGGCCGTACGAGAAGAAGCAGGGCAGGGGATATAAGCTTTCGTTCTGGACTCGCTCCATCACAGAAATGGAGTTCGACACTTCTATATATACGCCGCACGTCGCGCGGCATTCGTGGGCCACATGGTTCTATAGCCAGACGAAAGATGTCGTGCGCCTGAAGGCAGAAGGCGGATGGGAATCAGATGAGTGGGAGCGCTACGTCAAACTGGCAAATCCATCCATCGGCCGCCTGGCGTTGAAGCTTGGCTTTATCGCCGACCCCGAGAACGAAGAGAGATCAAACTTTGCGGAAAGTTTGCGGTTTCAAGCCGAAAACTGA